ACAAACCCCTGTTTTGCATTTCCTAAAATATGGCGCGATACTTCAATGTCGCTCTCAATATAATTTAAACCCTGAAAATAAGACGGCAACGGGTAAATTTCGCTCGTTGGGTTGTATTCCCTTTTATAATATATCTGGCTTCCTGTTGGGTTTTGTGTGCTAAATTGTGGGTACTCACGTGGCTTTTCTTTCCAATCTAACCAATCGTTTTTTATGTAAAAGCAACTCAAATCTTTTGCAACCCTAACCTTCGAAAAATCAATATGGTAAACCTCGCTTATTTGCCCGATACGATTCCAAATAACTTGCAAATAATAACCTCTAAAAAGTTCATCGTCTTTAACGCATTTTTTTAAAATATCGTTCCAACTTTCGCCACGACTATTTGCTTTGCCCTTATCCTCAAACCCACGACCAAAAATGTAAGTTGATTTTGATTTGACAATAGCGCCGTGTTTTGGCGACTCATTATAAAGCGATAATAAATATTCAGGGTAATTATTTAATTCGCCAAACTCTACATAACCCTTATTTTTCTTTTCAGTAAATACGGGTTGCAAAGCGCGGTCAAATTGTAACACGATATGTTTATATTGATTATCCATTATAAGTAACAAAATTATTTGATTGTTCGTTATATTCAGTTGGTGCAAATGTCGTTGAAGGGTGCAAATACATATACCCGTTCTCAACGTTATTTAAACCGCTTATATTCGTGTTTGAACTACTTGCTTGCTCATATACATTATAAGTCCAAAAACCTTCTTCAGCGCCATTAAAACGGCTATTCGTAACCAAAGAAAATTTATTGTATCGCAAAGTAGTTGATGTATTAGTTGCTACAAATTTAACAATATCTTGCGTAATTCTATTCGTAAACACAAATAAAAAATAAGGATTAGTTAAAACGCAATTTTGCGAAGCATTAAAAAAAACCGTCTGCGTTTGTCCTTTTGTTAAATGTATCATTTTTGTCAGGTTAAACCTTACGTTAAAGATATAAAAAAACCCACCGAAACGCTCGGTAACGGTGGGCTAAATTTTCATAGTTAATTTATTAAGTGCCTGGAGTTTCTAATAATGCTGCTATGTTTGCAGGTACTACTAAAAAATCTTCTGCTTCCTGTGAGCTAAACGATAATTGATATCCGTTTCTATCGCCCAAAGCCGTACCGCTTCCACCTTCCGCTGTGTCTAAAAACAATCCAAAACCTTGTCCGTACATTCTAAACGTTCCGTCCATATCTTTAGTTACAATCGTAACACGATTTTTAGCTAACGTGTTTATAATGTTTCTAACTGTTGCACTACGTGAGTTTAAAGGAAATGAAACCATATGCGTATAAAACAAAGTTCCGTTTTCCTGTGAAGCCGTAATATTATTTGAAGCCATAGCTGTTGCGCGTGGTACTTCAAATTTATAAAACTTTTTCCCTGTATCTTTTGTCAACGCCGTAATTGTTCCTGAAGCGTAAATAACTCTACTAACTCCAGACGCGTCATAAAGCGCTGAATTTTCAATTAAATAGATAGCGTCAACTCCGCCGATACTATCTCTGCAATCTATTGCATAACCTGATGTAATGTCGCAAGGCATATTTTAAGTTTTAAAAAAAATGGTGGTGTATTTTGCACCACCATTTTTGTAAGTAATATTGTTATTAAATTCCCGCTTTAAATTTCACAACTTCATTTGTAAACGCTACGTTCACACCAACTTTAAAAGCAACTTTTGTTCTAATTTCGTCATTATCCATTGAATAGAATACACGATAGTTGCTTTCTTCGTTTTCTAAATCAACTGCCATAACCATATTTGACAAACTGATTGCGTAAGCGTCGCCCGTTCCGTTTAATCCATTTACCGGTACAACCTCAATGTTTGTGCCTGGCAATATAAATGATTGAGCATTTACGTCTTGTGGATTGTAGCTAAATAAATTTAATGCTCTATATGCTAAAATCAACAATCTATACCAATCATAACCGCAGAATATTTTAACATCGCCCTTCGCCATAACTTCCGCTGGTATTGATTTGTAAATACCTTCAGTTGCTGCTACTACGTTTGTTGCTGTTATTGTTGCAATAGGCGAGCCACTTACTCCTGTAATACCTGAAACGTTTGCGTCAATAGCACTTCCCAAATCAATCAATCTAATTAAACCGTCAAACTTATTTAAGTTTGCACCGCCACTTCCTGTTACATCGCCCTGCCAAATTGCTGTTTCAATTTGCGCTGCAATACGAGCGTTTTTCTTTGCTAAATACGCTTCTAAAAATTGAGCGTTACCAAAATCTTCGTAAGTGCTACCCGCTTTCAATGCCTCTTGTGTAAAGTACGCCTCAAAGTTTTTAGGGCAAATTGTTTCGCTTACTTGAATTTTACCAACTGTTACTGTACGTTGTGTAAATGATGTTGTTCCTGAAGGACTATATCCGCAACCGTCTGCTTGAAAAACTGCGTCCGTGTCCATTAAAGGAATTGAAGCGCTTGACTTTACTTTTGGTATAACGATACCGCCGTCCATAATTAATTGCTGTGTCTTTGCACCTATAACCGCGCTCGTCAATAACGGCTCAACAAGTTGCTTTGTATATAGTGATAATGTGCCTAATGATAATGCCATTTTATTTAAATTTTAATTTTTATGAAAATAATATTGAGTAATCCTTCTTTTTTGTTTCTGTGAAATTATTTTTAACCGCTACGTCTGGCGTTCCTGTTGGTGTTTCCGCAAGCGTTTTTGTTAAGTTCATTAACCCCTCAATTAATTGAGTTGCCTTATTTAATTTGCTTTCGTATTCTGCAAACTTTGTTTCGTAAGACGCAAACTTTGTTTCGTACGTTGCAAACTTTTCGTTTGTTGAATTTTCCAAAGTTGAAAATTTTGCGCTCATATCTTCAACCTTTGGCATTTTCGCCTCAACTTCTACTTCTTCAGTCATAGGCATAATTTCCATAATCGCGCCGTTTTCGCCTAAAACTATAATTGTTCCGTCGCTTAATTCGTGTTGCCCTACGGGTGCTGGTACGCCATCAATAGTTACAATACCGCCTACTTCAAGCGCTGTAACTTCAATAACCGTTCCATCTTTTAACGTTCCTGTAATTGTTTCCATTTGTGTTTGAGTTGGTTGTGCTACCAATTCCGCAAACTGCTCTTTTAATTTTTGTAGAATTTCTGTTGCTTTCATAATATAATATAGATTTATTCAGTGATAGTTGAGTTTAACAATTCTGCAATCTTTTTTAAGGCGTTTTCTTCGGCGCTAATTGGTTGCTCATAATCAAACAAACCCTCAACGCTAAAACCTTTGTAATCGCCTTTCTTTATGCTTTGCCAAACCTTTTCATTTTCTACATAAAACGAGCCAAACCAACTTCCGTTTGCTACGCCCTCAAACCCTTTCATTGGCATAATTCCCCTGTCGCTATCTACAATCCAACTTTCAAACATCGTAACGCCTTTTACTTTTTGTTCGGGGTCGTGATTTAAATTAACGTGGTTATTGTAGTTTTTCTTTGCCCACTTTATTGCTATTGATTTAATTGTTTCGGCTGAAAACTTAACGTAATGCTCGCCAAACTTTTCGTTATTGCGGTAAATCAATTCATCAGCTAACATCAACGGACCAGATACAATTCTTTTTTCTTCGCTGATAATAGAAAATTTATTGCGCTGAATTTGTTGTAATTTTCTTGACGCCCACTCAACCCCAGCGTCGCCACCCCAAGCCAACCACATCAAACGTCCGCAACCGTCCCCAAGTTCCTTTTGTGAGTTTTGTCTATGGCGTTCAAAAGAAGCCATACGCGAAATTGTATCTCTACTAATCGGCTCGCCTTTTGCTAATTGATTTGCCCTTATTTTTCCAACGGGCGTTCCGCAATCGCCCCACCCGTTTTCCTCTGCATATCTCAAAGCAATCTTTGCGTTTTCAGTTGCTTGTTCTGGATAATCGGTATAACTTTCTGCAAATGTATTTTTCGGCAAAAATTCTTTAATCTTGTTTATGTGGTTTTGCATAAAACTCACATCGTGTTGCATACCTATCAACTTGTCTATTTCAGCCATTAAATCAATAAAATCGTCTAACAATAAAACGGCTTCATTGTAATCTTCAACACTAACATAATTTTTTTCTATTGCGTTATATTCCGTTTCTAAAATGTTGTCGGCTATTTGCCCCGCACTTCGTAACATTCCCTGTTCGTTTATGCCAACATTCATTTCTACTAAATGCTCAAATAATTCAGTAGCCAAAGGACATAAATAAAAATACTTTGGGCTAAAACCATAAATACTTAATTGGTCGTTAAAGGCAATAAAATCTTTTTTAATTGCGGGGGCGTCCACAAGTGCGATATAATCAACCATTGCTTCGTCTTGCAAATTGTCGCTTATCTTTAATTCGTAAATTGGTAACTTCATTTTTATAATTTTAATTTTAATTAATTCTACTTGCTCTATTTAATCTATTAATTCGTTCCTGATTTCCTGAAACATCGCTCTCTACAACATACGCGCGTGCCGTTGCCGACGCTAACTGATTAACCTGTGCGCCGTTAATCATTTGTGTACTTAATTGCGGTGGTAATGGTGGCGCAATCGTTCCACCAGCTAACGAAGGCGCTCCACCTGTTGAGCCACCGCTATTTTTATTTGCGCCTCTAATCGCCTGAATACCTTTTACAACCGACGCAATAGATGAAGCGATTGACAAACCAGCCGTAATATTATTAAATGCTATTGTAGGAACTGCACTAACGCCACCCGTTAAAATCGCTTGCGGGGTTGCTAACGCTCCCGCATTTGCTACCTTTGTAGACGTTACAATTTTAGCGATAGCTAACGCCTGACTTATAACAAGTTGCGCAATAGCAAAACCCTTTCCCGCTTCTGTGTCTTTGCCTACGATATCAGCTAATTGACCAAGTGCGTTGCCTATGCTTTCATACATTGTTATTTTAGCGTCCATTTCCGCTTTTGCCGTTGCAATTCTTTCGTCGCTTAATTTCTTTTCATTTGCTGTTAATTCAGCGTCGGCTTTTAATTTATCTTCGTGTTCTTTTTTTCTTTTTTCGTTATTAGCTTTGTTATCTGCCTCAACTTTTAATATCGCTTCATCTGCTTTTTTCTGTTCTATTTCATCGCGCTTTGCATTTATTTCGTCTAACTGTATCTGGTATTGTTTTCCTAATTCAATTCGCATTGCATTTTTTTGTTCCTCACTTAATTTGCTCGCATTTAAGGACTTAATATCTTTAAGAAATTGCTGTGTTAATAATTCATCTGCTTTACGATTTTCGTCTTTTATAGCGTCAATAAAATTTTTATCCTGTAAAGCCCTTAAATCGTTATTGTAATCTTCATTTAGTTTTATTAAATCTTCCTGTGCTTTTTTCTGGTCGTCTTTTATTTTATCATTTCTTTCTTTATTCTTTTGTACTGCGTCGTTGTTTGCTGTATTTGTTTCGGTTGCAATTTCTACATTATGCTTGCGCTGTATTTCAACCCTTTCAATTAAAGTTTTATTTAAATTTGCCGTTTGGTCGTTTGCAAACTTTAAACTTTCGCCGACTGTTTCTCTTTGTTTTTTTATTACTTCATCGCTCGCGCCTGATTGTTTAAGCGAAGCCAAAGCGTTTTTATTTTTCTCAAACGTATTTATAGCCGTTTCTCTTGACGCGTTTTGC